GATGAATACATCACAGAGTTATCGAGTCACAGCTTTAAGCTGCTAATGTTTATTATTAGAAAGACAAAAGGCTTTCAAAAGCAAAAAGATACTATATCGACTACACAGCTTGCTAAAGTTTTGGGTGTAAAGAAGCTTTCAAATGTTTATCGATACACTAAGGAGCTTGAGGCTTTACATCTGATTAAGACACACAAAAGCCTGGGAAAAACTAATCAATTTTCACTAGGTAAAAACTTCACAAAACCAGTCCCAAAAAAGGTTACTACTGAAAGTGAGAGTAGTCCCAAAAAAGGGGAGTACCCAGTCCCAAATACAGGTACTGGTAGTAGTCCCAAAAAAGGGGACTCTACAAAAGACATTAATAAAACAAATATTAATAAAGAAAAAAATATACAAAAAGAAAATCTCATTGATGAGTTTAATGAAGATGAAAAAGAAGTAATGCAAATTCTTATTGACCATCGTGAAGAGATTAAAGCACCTCTTAAAACTGTAAGAACTGCTCGAATGTTATTAAAGAAATTAGAACATTATGCTCGTGAGTGGGACATTACTTTTGATGATGCTCTTGATTTTTGGCTTGGTGAGAATTGGCAATCCATTGATGTTAAGTATGACTATCCATTCAGGTCAAGAGACCGCTCGAATGATAACAAACCACAGAAGGGGACTGTCTCGGCAATGAACCCTATGCAGCAGAGTCGAATCAATAACTCTAATAAACAACTTGAAAAGGTAGCTAATTATGAATGAGAATTTAGTAGCAGAGAAGTGCGCGGAAGACATCGTTAACAAGATGTGCGTCCATAAAAAGATTGAAGTCTTTGAAAAAAACATATGGGCCAATGAGATTGTTGAGTATTTAAAAACCAAGAAGGTGGGTTACACGCCAATTCAGCACAACAAGGTGGTTGATGTGATTCCTTCGATGGATATGAATCATGGTATTGAGATACTTTTGAATTTTATTAAGAATGTCCAGGACGAGACTCTACACATTGAAGCTCCGAAAGAAGAAGCTAGTCCAATAGAGATTTTTGAGCTGATGAACCATGAAGAAAAGATTAACAAGTGTAGGGCTTGGTTAACTTGTGGATGCCCTAAGAAAGCCATACCGAATTACATCTACGATTACTTGAAGGTTCTTGATGAGGATTTAAAAGCTGAAATGAGAAAGCTCTTTGTCCAGGGCCAGGAGAAAGCGCTAGAGAATAGAGGCGCTGTAAAGAGTTTGGCTAGTGAGATGAGTATGGACAATGTCTAAATTTCGTAAGGCAGCCTGGGGAGAGCATTGCACAGTACGCCTTCCAGGTTGTTTGCCTGTTACAGAGACTACAGTCCTGGCACATTTACCCAATCGCTCTATCTCTAAAAAGGCTTCTGATTTGAACGCAGCGTTTTCGTGCTATTCCTGTCACCAAATCGTTGATGGCGCTGTACAAACTGACCTGGAGAGAGAATGGGTAGAGCTGATGTTTAGAAGAGGGCAGCAAAGAACTATAGATCGTTTTATTGAAAAGGGATTACTTTAACTTTAACCAAAGGAGTGACTATGTACTACATCAACAAAGCAATAACATGGGCCAAAGCTAACAAATCTTTAGCAGCTATTGGAGTGATTGTTGTCTTGGGTGTCTTATCAAATCTATTAGGATTTAGTTAAGACCATGAAAATAATAGTGGATAGAGATACACCTATGAAGGCTAATGAGATGGCAGCTAACATGATTGTATCTCATTTCGCTAAAAACAAAGGCAAAAAGGCAGTTATCGAGATTACAGATGAGCGCAATCAAACCAGGTCGCAACAACAAAACAGGTTGTACTGGTCATGGTGTGAATTGTTAGGTCAATTCCTGGGCTATTCAAAAGACGATACTGCTTTGTTGCTTCAAGATAAATTCCTGGGTAGACATGAGTTTACTAATCAAGCTGGGACAGTCGATGTATCTCAAATTCATGGCACATCTAAATTGAAAGTAAGTGAGTTTGCTGAATTCCTGGAGTCTGTTGAAATCTTTTCTACAACTGAATTAGATTATGTCTTACCAAGACCTGATGATTTGTATTGGGCAGCTATGGGAGTAACTGATTGAGTAAAAAACACACGCAAAATTTAGTTATTGAAGATGATTTAAATGAAAGATATGTTGCTTGTTTACTTCTTTATGCTGAAGCTGAAGGTATAGAGGTTTTTGAAGCTCATGAAGATGTAACCGCATTTCTTAAAGAGTATGAGCTTGATGTTGATAGAACAAACTTACCATACACAAAAAAAGATAAGGCAAAGTTTCATTGATCAGATTTAAAGTACCCACCTGGTTCCTTAGTAGTAAGCGATTACCTCGCCAGGCTTTGCTGCGTCAATGGAGAAAGGTAGCCACTACTGGTAATTGTGAAAGGGGCCAGGGCTGGAGAGTAGGGGAGACACATCACAGAGCTAAACTGACTGATGATGATGTGGAATTAATAAGATTATTGAGAGAGGGTGGCATGAAGATAAGAGAGATCGCTAAGAAGTTTGAGTGTACACCTCAGAATATCTCAAAAATAGTACATTACCGCGGCAGAACTGCTGTTGGTATTGCAGTAAGAAAAGTCTTTGAATAATGAAAAGGAGTCAATATGTTTTGGAATAGAAAATACAAACCACATTTATCTAACTCGCGCAACAAAGAAAAGTTAATGCAGCTGGATAAAAAGAAGCTAGAAAAGATTGGTCGTGAGCATGGAATAGAACTGGATAGAAGGCACTCTATTGAAAGGCTGGTCGATAACCTGTATCCATATTTATAGGAGGAGCTATGAAAAAGTTAAAACCTGATGCAAAAGTAACAATACGAGAAGGACTGTCAGCAGCAAAATGGCGCAGTCTGAATAAACCTTTTGAACCTGGCATGAGTAGTTATAAAGATTTAGGAATAGAATACTTCAAGGGAAAGTCCAGTAAGTTTTGGGATGGAATGCTAGTTGGCATTGTCCTGGGATATATCCCTTATCTATGGCATATGCACATTTGAAATATGCTAACGAAACTTAACTTGCAGAACTTGGGTTATAGTCTAAGCATGACTAAAAAACCGATGAAAAAACCCAAGACTAAAAGACCTACTAAAAGAAAAGGATACTAGTTATGGATGAGGAAATTAGTCCCTCTTACTACAAAGGTAAGGGGATGGAGCTTAGTGACATAATGCTGGCTTTTGATTGTAATTTTTTTATGGGCAATGTCATTAAATATGCCATTCGATACTCAGAGAAAAATGAGAAGGGCGGCATTAAAGCATTAAGAAAGATTGTTTGGTACGCTGAAAGATTGATTAAGCATGAGTTAGAAAATGGTAAGAGAGATGGGCAGACCTACTAAGTACAAGAAAGAAATGTGTGAGACTGTCATTGAGCTGATGAGAGAGGGTGCTAGTCAAGAAGAAGTGTGCGGACACCTGGATATTTCAAGGGAAACATTCTATCGATGGAAGGAAGAAAACCAGGAGTTTAGTGACACCGTAAAAAGGGGCATTCAATTGTCTCAATCTTGGTGGGAGAGAGAAGGAAGGATTAGCCTGAGAGATAGAGAGTTTAATTACACAGGCTGGTACATGAATATGAAGAATAGATTCAAGTGGGCTGACAAACAAGAAGTCAAGAACGAGGGTATTACGACTGTCATCGTGAAGTCAAAGATACCACATTACCCAGGGGAACAGGACGAGCCAGGTTACGATGAAAGCTGAAGTAGATTTGGTTTACAATCCTCACAAGTATCAAGCAGAGATACATGAGAAGCTAAAACGATTCTCGGTATTAGTTTGTCACAGGCGTTTTGGTAAGACTTTTCTTGCGATTGCTACTTTAATTGATGCTGCCATATCAACTGATAGAGAAAACCTTAGGTTTGGATATGTGGCTCCCTTTCAGAAACAAGCCAAGCAAGTAGCCTGGGATTATCTTAAACAGTTTGCTTTGCCTATTCATGGGACTGTTGCAAATGAATCAGAGACCTCTATTACATTTACGAATGGAGCCAAGATAAGGCTTTACGGAAGTGACAATGGTACGGCTATGCGTGGTCTTTATTTTGACGGGGTCGTTTGTGACGAGATAGCTGACTTCCGTCCTGAGACATGGCCTGAGATTATTCGTCCAGCGTTAACAGACTCTCATCACAAGGGTTGGTGCTTATTCATTGGAACGCCTAAAGGACTCAACCAGTTTTATGATCTCTATCAATATGCTCAACAAGACCCTGAATGGTATGCGGGGATGTATCGAGTTGATGAGACTGATGTCCTGGATGAAGAAGAGATACGGATGGCTCGAAAGACAATGGATGATAACCAATACAGGCGTGAATTCTTATGTGACTTTAGCGCATCAATGGACAACGCGCTTATTACGATTGATAAGGTGACTGATGCTGCTGCTAAGAAGATGACGGATGCAGACATCACAGGCTCGGCCAGGATACTGGGAGTAGATGTCGCTCGCTTTGGTAGTGATAGAAGCGTGATACAAAAACGCCAGGGACTTGCAGCCTTCGAGCCAAAGATATTCGATGACATTGACAACATGACACTCGCTGGCATGGTCGCGCAAACAATTAACGATTGGCAGCCTGATGCAGTCTTTATTGATTCAGGAAGAGGTGAGGGTGTCATTGATAGACTGAGGCAGCTTGGATACTTTGTGACTGAAGTTAACTTTGGCGGTAAAGCACTTAACCCAACCTACAACAACAAGCGCTCAGAGATGTGGGACAACATTCGCATATGGCTTGATGATGGTGGAGCCTTACCCAACAATACCGATTTAAAAACAGATTTATGTGTACCCCTTTACAAGTTCG